TTGAAGCACAAGCAGAAAGGGAAGGTATACTAGCACAAGTAGAAGGTTTTAGGTCAGAACAATTAATAAACGTAAATTCACTACTTCGTGAACAAGAAGATTTAAAAAAGGAAGCACAAGAAAAAGATTTAGAAAGGGAAGAATTTTTAAAAGAATTTCAAGAACAAAAAGAACTTACTGAAAAAGAAAAAAAGGAATTAGAATTACAAGAAAAAGAAGCAGAAGCGTTAAGGGAATTAGAATTACTAGAAGGTACTGAAGAACAAAAGCAACAAGTAAGAGAATTTTTTGATGGTGAGCAAGAAAAACTAGAACAAGAAGAATTAAAAAGAAAAGAAGCACTAGAAAAACAGAAGTTAGCATTAACAGCTAACACTTTAGGTAACCTTGCACAATTATTAGGAGAAAATAGTGCAGCAGGTAAGGCAGCAGCAATAGCACAAGCCATTATAAATTCTTATTTAGGTTTTACAGAAGTATTAGCTAGTGAAAGTATATTGCCACAACCTTTGGCTAGTGTTGAAAAAGCAATAAGTGCAGCTTCTATACTTGCAAGTGGTTTACAAACTGTAAAACAAATAACAAGTGTACAAACACCAAATATTGGTGGGGGTGCTATGAGGTCAGGGGGTGCAAGAGGATCAACAGCAGCACCAACCCCTGCTGCTCCACCTGCATTTAATGTAGTAGGTGCATCAGATACTAACCAACTTGCAGAAGCAATAAGTGGTAGGGAACAAAAACCAGTAAAAGCATTTGTAGTAAGTAGTGATGTAAGTAATGCACAAAGTTTAGATAGAAACATAATTGAAACTGCAAGTATTGGGTAACAAAAAACAAAAATAATTATTGTTATAATATGGATATAATAGAACTTTTTATAGATGAAGAAGATGAAGTAAGTGGTATTGATGCAGTAAGTTTAGTTTCTGAGCCAGCCATCCAAGAAGATTTCATAGCACTTAAATCATTAGAATACAAATTTGCAGAAGTAGATAAAGAAAAACGAATAATTATGGGTGCAGCACTTGTACCTAACAAACCTATTTTAAGGGTTAAAGATGATGAACCTTATTATATATATTTTAGTAGGGAAACAGTAAGAAAAGCAAGTGAACTATTTTTTATAAGGGGTAATGCTAGTAAATCTACACTAGAACATGCACAGCCACTACAGGGTTTAACAGCAGTTGAAACTTGGATAGTAGAAGATTTAAAGAAAGATAAAAGTAGATTATACAATATGGAAGTACCACTAGGTACATGGATGTTATCAATGAAGGTTTTAAATGATGATATTTGGAATAACTATGTAAAAACTGGTAAGGTAAAAGGATTTAGTATAGAAGGGTACTTTGCAGACAAGTTAGAAAGACCAAACGAACCAAACAAGTTAGAGCAAATAGAAGAAGAAGAAGCAGATTACCTACTAAACCACCTAAAGGACATACTAAAAGATAAAGAAGTAGAATTAGAAAGTTATAGTGATTACCCTGATGCAGTAAAAAACAACGCACAAAGGGGTATTGACCTAAACGAAAAAGTAAATAACAAATGTGCAACCCAAGTAGGTAAAGTTAGGGCTTCACAATTAGCACAAGGCAAACCAATAACAACAGAAACTATAAAAAGAATGTACAGCTACTTATCTAGGGCAGGTGAATACTATGATGAAGGTAACACAGAAGCATGTGGTACTATTAGTTATTTGCTATGGGGTGGTAAAGCAGGTTTAAGATGGGCTACAGCAAAACTAAATGAATTAGATTTACTAGAAGAAGAATTTAAAAAACCATGTCAAGCAGGGTATGAAATGATAGGTTTTAAAATTAAAAATGGTAGGAAAGTACCAAATTGTGTACCTATAAAATAATACTATGATAAACGTATATGATAAACATGCACCTAGTCCTAAAGATAGTAGAAGGGCGTGTTTGTGTCCTGATGGCAAAACCTATTCTAGAAAATGCTGTGATGGTAGCCACCATGCACAAGGTATAGGAAACGTAACAAAAACAAGTTAAAAACATAACAAATAGTAAAAAAATATATTGTAATAACATGAAAGCTACAGAACAAAGAATACAGGCGTACTTAAGTAAAATAAGCAAAGAACAAGTTAAATTATCTAGGATAAATGACATAGAAGAAAGAATAAATGATGCTTTCGGGTTAGAAGATTTTATTAGAGATGAAATAGAAAAAGCACAAAAATCTATGACTAAAGCAAGGGATATTTTAAGATTTGATTTTAATGATGCTATGATAGATGCAGAAGCAGAACTAGAAGATTTAGAAAATGAAGTTAAAGAACTAGGTATAGCAGAGCCACCAAAAGTTAAAGGTTTAAGGTCAGAAATAAATAAACTAAATAGTTTGTACAATAAACTAGAAAATGAAATAAAACAAGTAGGGTAAGATGAACACAATAGAAAAAAGAATACAGGCATATTTAAGTAAAAAACCAAAACAAAAAGTAGAGTTAGCAAGAAAAGCACCTGCAATATTAAAAGATGCACAAAAAATAGATGACAGTATAGACAGGGAAAAAGCTAAAGTAGAAAAAGCATTTTTACAATACAAAAAAGTTTGGCAGTCATGGACAAATTTTTTAGAAGATGCTGACCAAAAACTTACTAAACTAAGATACACAGATTTAGATGAACTGTACAAAAAACTAAATGAAGTTGGTGTAAACCCTAATTCTTTACCTGAAGTAAAACAAGCAGAGCAAGTTGCTAATAGAGCATTAAATGCTGTAGATGGTTTGAAAAGTGTTTACAAGAAACCACAGTAAAAATACAACAAACTAAACCAATAATTATTGTACTACTATGAAAGCAGATAATATGATAAAAAAAATCAAAGAACTATTAAGCATTGATACACAAGAAGTAAAACTAGAACAAGCTACACTAGAAAATGGTACAGTTATAGAAAGTGAAAACTTTGAAGTGGGTAGTGAAGTGTTTATAGTAACAGAAGATGAAAAAGTACCTTTACCAGTTGGTGAATATACTTTAGAAGATGGTGAAAAATTAATAGTAAAAGAAGAAGGCATTATAGCTTCTATTGGTGCAGAAGAAGAAAAAGAAGAAGAACCTAAAGAAGAAGCTAGTGAAGAAAATTTAAATACTGATAATATGGAAAACAAAGAAGTTGTACAAGAAGTACAAGAAAACCTTGAAGAAGATAAGAAAGAAGAAATGCAGTATGCAACGAAAGAAGAACTAGCTTCACTTCAAGATGAAATAAAAGAGATCAAAGGAATGATTGAAAAAATGGGTGAAAAAGAAGAAATGAGTGCTGAAGAAAAACCCATTGAAGAAAAAGAAGAACTTTCAGCAGTAGAAAAAATAAAACACAACCCTGAAAAAGTAGATGAAAAGAAAAATGTGTTTTTATATGGACAAAGAAAACCATCTACAACAAGGGATAGGGTTTTAAGTAAAATAGCAAATATTAATAATAAATAAATTTTTGAAAAATGGCAATAACAGTTTCAAATGATGTAACTAGGATTTTTCCTAAATATGAAGCAATATCTGTAGGTTCTACATTAACAAGTGCTGATAGTGGAAAAGTTTTTAAAGTAAGTGGTTCAGGTGGTACAGTAACTTTACCTGCACCAAAAGAAGGTTTTAACTGTAGATTCGTTACTACAGGTGCTATGGATACTGCAAATACAGTAATAGCAGGTGGTACAGCAGATAAAATGGAAGGTAGTATGATTGTTGCAGGTGCAGTAGTAGATGTAGATGCAGCAGACCAAATTAACTTTGTACATGGTTCATCTAATTTAGGTGATTACATTGATATATGGAGTGATGGCTCAAACTACTATGTATTTGGCAACGCACTATCAAGTGGTGCATTAACTGCAACAGGATAATAATTAATTATATAAAGATTTAAAAATGGCAACAACAAATAATTTAACAACAACTTATGCAGGAGAATTTGCAGGTGATTATATTGCAGCAGCTTTATTATCAGGTGCTACTATCGAAAATGGTGGTATTACTGTAAAGCCAAATGTAAAGTTTAAGCAAGTAGTAAAGAAAATTAGTACAGATGGTATAGTAAAAGATTCATCTTGTGATTTTGATCCTACGTCAGTTTTGACAATTACAGAACGTATTTTACAACCTGAATATCAGCAAGTAAATTTACAATTATGTAAAAGTGATTTTATATCTGATTGGGAAGCAGAAGGTATGGGATATTCAGCACATCATGATTTACCACCTAAATTTTCAGATTTTTTAATAGGACATGTAGCTGCAAAAGTAGCTGAAAAAACCGAGCAAAGTATTTGGCGTGGGGACACAAGTAACAATGGTGAATTTGATGGATTAACAACACAAATAGCACTAGATGCTAGTTTACCTTCAGCACAAGAAGTAGCAGGTACAAGTGTTACTGCAAGTAATGTAATTGCACAATTAGGTTCAGCAGTAGATGCTATTCCTTCAGCGTTATATGGAAGTGAAGATTTATTTATGTATGTTTCACAAAACATTGCAAGATCGTATGTAAGAGCACTTGGTGGATTTGGTTCTAGTGGATTAGGTGCAGCAGGTACAAACAATCAAGGTACGCAATGGTGGAATAACGGAGCTTTAAGTTTTGATGGTGTTAAGATGTTCGTAGCAAACGGATTAAATGACAATACTGCTGTAATTGCAGAAAAAAGTAATTTATTCTTTGGTACTGGACTTTTAGCAGACCACAACGAAGTTAAAGTTATTGACATGGGTGATATTGATGGTTCAAGTAATGTTAGAGTTGTAATGAGATTTACAGCAGGTGTACAATATGGAAACATTGAAGACATTGTTACATATGGTATTACCAATTCAGCTAACTAATAAATAAATGTATAACCTAAAAAGGGTAGGTAGTGTTTTATCTATCTACCTTTTTTTTTAAAAAAATAATATTATGGCATGTAATTTAACAAGGGGTAGAAAAGAACCATGTAAGGATGTGGTAGGTGGTATTAAAGGTGTATACTTTTTTGATTTTGGATCAATAACAGCAGCTTTTGATGGTACAGATACAGATGTAATAGATGATTTAGGCACAGTTACTTGTTTCAACTATGAAGTAAAAGGTAACAGTAGCTTTGAACAAGCTATTACAAGTTCTAGGGAAAATGGTACAACTTTTTTCGAGCAAACACTAAACCTTACACTAAAAAAACTAACAGTACAAGACCATAAAGAATTAAAATTATTATCTTATGGTAGACCACATGTAGTTGTAGAAGATTACAATGGTAATGCTTTTATGATGGGGTTAGAACATGGTGCAGATGTTTCAGGTGGTACAATAGTTACTGGTGCAGCTATGGGTGATTTAAGTGGTTATACACTTACACTAACAGCACAAGAACTAAAACCTGCTAACTTTTTAGAAGGTTCTACAGCAGCAAACCCATTTGCAGGGTTAACTGGTACAGTAACAGTAACAGAAGGTACA